GCAGTAATAGTCTTAGCAGGGAAGTTTGTAGACTCAAAGAATCTTACGCCTTCAAACACGAAACCGCTTGGCATGACTGGCTCTCCAGCTACAAACTGGGCTTGGCCAAATTGACCACCAGCGTAGATGGCTTGGTTAGGTTGTCCAGCACCCATAAGAGGAGAACCTTGTCCAGGCATTCCAGGGTAACGAGCAACTTCACGGAAGCCTTGGTCTGCACGTAGATCCTTCATGAATGAAGGGTCAGCGATACATCTGTAGTAACCGTCTTCAAAGACAGGTACGTGACGCTTACGTAAACTCTTTACAACTTCTAAAAGGTCAGTTTTTACGTTGAACTTAAAGCGCTCAGAAGCATATTCTGTAGCTGTGTAAGCAGTAAGAGTAGTTGAGTTTGTTTTTGCTTTTCCGTTTGGATAGTAATATCCACCTTGTGAATCTGAAGATTGACCACGAGACTCACTCTTGAATAGTTCGTCAATGAAGACTCTATCTCTCCATCTTCTGTAGTCATCTAAAAGCGTAAGACTACCGATTGACTGATGGAACATATTAAGGTTCCCAGTATCGAGCAGAAGTCGCTGTGCTGTCATCAACGTCTCACGAGCAATTTTGAAAGTGCTAGGGAGGTTTGTGTTGTTTGGATCAGCTGGTCCTGTGTACTCACGAAGAGATACAAGAACCTTGTCCTTGACAATAGATCTGCTGTTTGCTGTACCTATGGTTTGATCCTGAGTACGCTCACGGCTAGTCTTAGTGCCAGGATTGCCAAAAAATCTGTAGCGGTCAAGTTGTACAGTCTGACCAGGCTGCTTAGTAAAGTCATGAACAACTACTGGTTCAGCAGCCATTTCAACTATATAAGCTGGATGGGGACGATACAATTCCGCTCCAAGAAGTTTGGGGAAATCGTTATCTATAAACATTAGACGTTTTGGTTGTTACAGCACAGGGCTGTTGATACCTGAGGAATGAATCCTCTAGAACTGGAAAATAAATTCCATTATAAGAATTATAACAAGACTTAATAAACTAGATTATATAAGTTTGACATATATTTAAACTTGGTTAGTTGAAGAATACATAGTAGGAGGCATATAACCATCAGGTTTTCCTAATGCTCCCATCTGTAGTCCAGTTGGTTGTAAAGCAGGACCTTTCTCTTGTCCCTTTTTACTTTTATGTCCTTCAGCTGCGTCTACGGCTTGTTGTGCTTTAGCTACGTTCATTGTTTTTAAAGAAAAAAAAGGGGGCAGGATTACCTACCCCTTATTTAATAAATTGGAATTATTCCATTACAAGGAGCTTCTGACGGAACACCTCAGGATTTTGCTGGGCAGCATTTAAATACCTCCATGCATTTTGAGGATCTCTATCAGCAGCATTACCGAAGTTATTCCAGAAATCACCTGGAGTAGCTGCAGCTTGAGGCTGTGGAGGAACAGGCATCTCAGGACGTTGTGGAGCAGCAGCAGGAGCTTGTGCTTGTGTCTGAGGAGCTTGTGCTTGTGTTTGAGGAGCTTGTGTCTGGAACTGTTGTCCTACTGTTTGACCAGCTGTTGCAGGAGCTGCAGCTTGTTGCTGGTTAACAGGATATGGACCTTCAGGACCAAAGAACTTAGTTGTGTAGTCAGCTAATACATCAGGATCTGTAAGGATCTTTGTATAAGCCTTATGCTCTGCATTTAGCTCTTTTAAAAGACTAACGCCTTGCTTTAACTGTGCGTCAGTTTGTACTAATGAATCTTCTATCTTGCATGCGTAGTCGTTAAGGATTTCTGGAGCGTTAGCACCGAAATGATCAATTACCTGAAGACTTGCTTCGCTTACTCCGCTTGCCGCTAGTTGCTCCTGCGTTATCCCCGTAGATGTTTGGGAAGAGTCGTTGGAGTAAACCTGGTTGTTGTTGATCCCAGGCATAGAGGTCGGCTGAACCGGGTTGCTGTATTGGGTTGTTTGTTGGGAAGCGTAGTTGGCCTGGCCTGCTGCTGGATTCTGAGTCGATTGTTGACCCTGGAACGGGAACTGGACTGGTGAACTCAGGAGCCCGACCACCTTGTTGAATGCCTCCTTGTATGGACTCTCCTGTTGTTGGGGAGCCTGATATTCCTGGTAACTTGACGGAGTAGGGCTGTATTGGGGAGTCGTTACGCCCATCTGCGCTTGCACTGCTGGTGCTGGTGCCGCCATCGGCTGGGAGCCTGCCACCCATTGGGGAGACGTTGCCACTGCTGGTGCCTGCGCTGCTGACTGAGCCGCTGGAGCCACGTAGCTGGTCGGCTGGGTCTGGGATACTTGGGGTGCCGATTGGGTCGGCGCTACGG